ATACCGTTCAGTAAGAGCTTTAAGCGAACCCCCAACTTCCACGCCGTGAAGGGCACGGCCCATGCACAGAGTGTCAAGCCAACCCCGAGGATTAACACCGAAACGCCAAGACAAGATAGCCCCGTCAAAAAGGGTGTTGTGCGCCAAGACAAAGCTCCGTTCCCATTCAAAACTGCTCTGAAGCCACTGCTTGATTTGTTGATGTGTTCCACTTGCCCACTCCGCCTCTTCGTTGTTAACTTTGACCGACACGCCAATGACTTCAAACAAGTCAGAGCGTATGTACTCTTCGGTTGTGATCTTAGAAAGACTGTAATCCCTATCATAATAGGTCTCCATGTCAATTGTTATCAGGTTCATCTTCGTTCTCCTTTGTTGTTAAGACCACGAGCCAGCGTGAGTTACCTCGCGTAGCTTTTGTAAATAGTGCTTGGCTTTGCCGCCGTCATCGCTTCCGTCCTTGCGCCCTGCGCGTAGGCTGTACTTGATGATGTTGCCTTTGAGGAACCCGACGAACTCCTCATGCGTCATCACCGCTTCCATGATCGCCCATGGTTGTATGGGCATGTCCTTGTAGTGGTTACCACTAACTTGTATGTCGTCTGCTTTTGCTTCTGTCATTTCAACTCCGTCTTTGTCAATGCGGGGGTCATAACACGCGCACCCCCGTTCTGCGCATCCACGATCTGCAATCACATCAATGCTCCTTCTCCACGATAGGGCGCATCTTGCGCTGTTTAAATTCCTCGTCCACGAGCTTGAATGCACGCTCTATGTCCCTGACAGTGATCGCGTCCATCTGTGCATCGTGCAACTCCATCAGTGCGTTGATGGCTTTCATTTCTTCCGAACGTAGGGTGAATCGGTTGCTCTGTGCACCACGCTTACCAACGGCATGCAGTGCGTCCAATCCACCCTGTGTGATGTCACCATACTCTGCGCCAAACCCCATGCGAAACAATGCCTCGGTCACGTTGGCCATGGGTATCAGCATGTCCATGTCTTCACGTGTTGCCTTGCCTTGCGTGAGATTGGTCAGGGCCATGTGGTTCTTGATTTTCAACTTGATCAAGAAGTTATCGTGCATCGCCACGGGGGTCATGCCCTCAATGACAAACGCCATCGTGTTCATGATCACCCCCTTGGGTCTGTACTTGCTACGCTTGCGCATCTCATCTCCACACCCCCAAGTGTGCTTCGACCTCGTGGATGTTGTCCTCGTTGATGACCATCGCAATGCCCCCGGCCTTGGTGATGGCGTCGAGGTTCTTCTGTTGCAGTGCAGTCGGCTTGTTCTTGCCAGCCTTGCACTCAATACCAAAGAACATACCACCGTAGCACCCAACGATGTCGGGCACACCACTGCCGCCATACCCGCCAGTGACGGGGTAGAAGTAATAGGCGCGTAGTTCCTTGAGGATTGCCACGACCTTCTTCTTGACCTTGACCTCCGGTGTATCAGCCACGGAACCATCCCTTGATACGTTGCCACAGGGTAGGCTTGGGCTCGTACATGGTGATCGGCGTGTAGGGTTCGTCGGACATCCGATAAACAGGGGGTACGGGCAAGAGCGGCGGTGGAGTCCACAGCGGCGGGGTCGGCTCGGGGGTAAGTGATGCCAGTTTCTGCGCCTTGCGCACGTACTTGCGCTTAGGTGGCGCACCGATGCCGTCCGTAGGTTTCGGCAGCGCACCGATAGACCCGAGGCCGCGCTCCTTGTTCATCTGGTACCGGATGTTGTACACCGCCTGCGGCTTGCAATCGAGCTTGGCAATGATGTCCCTGTTGGTGTAACCCTTGTGCACCATTGTGCGAATACGCTGTGTGGTGCTAGTCTGCTTGTTCATCTTCGTTTCCTTTAGTTTTGTTAGGGAATCCCTAACAGATAGGGTACGTGAAGCGCACGTACCAACGCATCAAGACATGCTCTCAGGTGCGCTCAGGTGCGTATATCCAAAAAACATGGCTCGATATTCGACGACCTACACCCTCCACTTCTTGTGTTGGTGGCGTAGCACTCATGATCATCAGCACGGCAAGACGTTCCTTTACCCATTCAGGTAGATCGTCTGGCCGACTATAGTGACCTTCAAAGAATGAGTCAACACACAGCCCGAAACCTATGACATCTACCCCATCAGGGTAGATGCTCACACGGTATACGTTGTCATCATTTGATAGACGACTTCGTGTCACCATATCGGCATCTATCCAATGTGTCCCGTGACCGTTTGCTTGGTACACATCAAAGCGAGCCACTGCCCCAAGCGCATCTCGGTGCAAGTCACCTGCAAGTACCTGACGTACCACCCTATCGGGTGTCATGCGCTTACCATCTGGGCCAACACTATGGCCGCCAGCGTAATCCCCACCCAAGATACCACGTGGGTCGGTCCATGTGAAACTGTACCGCTCGCTCATCGCTGCACCCAGAAGGTTGAACTGTCAACGCGCAGGCCCACACCGTCCACGTAGTGGTCGTCCTCCACCATGCTCAAGGCGGCGAGTTTCCCGCCGATATGCTCGGGCAAGTCCTCCATCTTGTACGTTGTCACGGGCATGTCGGATTCAAGGTGCGAACGCTTGTTGGCATCCAGCACCTCGATGACATCACATATCATCTCTTCGCGGTGTATACGGACATTCACGTAGTACGCATGCAGGGCACGGCTTTTTGCCTCTTGGTCAGCAAGCCACGCCTCGCGCCACTTCACGATCTGATCACGGAACTCCAGTGACAAGAACTCGTAGCCTACGTCGAGCATGTGGAACAACTCGGTGCGTATGTGCCGAGACTCCAGCACCCCCGTGCGCCCATCGTACAGGTGCGATGACACCACGGTACCGACTGCTGAGAAGTTATTGCGCACGGTATCAAAGGACATCGAGGCACACTCAACGGGTGAGTACGGACGCATGTACTTCTTGGCGTTCTTGACGGCGCGTTCAACGCTATCGGCTATCGCCATGTGGTACTGATCATTGCCCTCACGGAACTTCTCGTTCTTGATAGTCCGTGCGTACACCATGTACTTGCTGCTATGGCTTGAGCGTATGGAGTAGTCAGCGTACCCGACCCTCATCATGGCGTAGGTGTGCCCGTCCATGTACACATAGAGTTCGGCAAACTTGTGAGGGCCGTCGAACCCCCTAGCTTTCTTGAGCCCCCTGCCTATACCGAACTTCACATGTCGGTTAATCTTGCGTATCTCGGCGCAGAAGTTCACCAGCGGGGCTGTGACAAGGATGTCGTCCACCATGCACGGGGGCGGGTCACCAGCGTTCACTGTCTCAACATTCTGAGCCAAGTGAAACAAATAAGTCTTGGTCCTCTTCTCTATCTCGTCTACTCGCATGTGGTTGTAGCTCATATCAAACCTCCTTCGTTTCAAATAGGCCCAATGCTTTGTTCATCAGGCGGTTATATGCTGACTTGATACGGGTCAAGTCTTCCTTGGTTGCAATCTCTCGCTTGCCACCTATCGCATGGACGACCAGTGCCATCGCAGGGATGCGTAACTCGTGGTCTTCTTGCTCGACGATCTGCCGCATCAACACAGGCGGTATCTGCTCTACCCCTCCGTAGGTAAGGTAACCCAGCGTCACGCCCGTCCTACCACCCCACTCGTTTATGGCCTGCCTGTACAAGTTACGTGCGCCCCATGACACGTCAAGCAGGGGTGCCAACGCTGCCGCCTGTACATAGAACGCTTCGATCTGAGGCTTCCATGACTTCTTGAGTTCTTTGTCTACGTGGGATACCGTCACCTTGAACGCATCGCCCATACGTGTGAACGTGCCATCCTCGTTTGCCCTGAACCGCAAACGCTTGCCGTCATCAGGAACTGTTGCCTGTTTGAGCGTGTAGTTCCACCTGTAGCTGGTCTTGGGTAGAGGGAAATCCTCGTACCCTGTCGGTGTCTTGGCACGTACCCAATGCTTGCCCTGCTGGTTGTATCGGAAACTCATGTCCGTGGGCAGGTGCCACTGCAAGAACTTAAAGCGTCCGAACGGCACAGAGTTTGTCGTGCCGTTGCGTATGTAGATGTAATCACCATCAGCTTCACGCCTCCACATGATTGCCGCCATGTCCTGCTCGTACTGATCGGTGACGTTCTTGTTGTACATGGTCTGGCCAAAGTACCCGTCGAGCAAGCAGTAGGTGTTGTCATCTATCTTCTTAATGCGCTCCCACTTGCGTCTGCGCTGACCGACAGGGCGAATGTCATCTTCCAGCGTGTGGGACACGCTCTTGATCGGCCTGATCTGCTCGTACCACGCCGCGACTTGGTTGAATGAAATGAATCTCATGTTGTTCTCCTTACTTCTTAGGCCAGCCGAGCTTGCTCAGGTCGGCCATGACGTTCGCCAGTGCTGGCAGGTTCTTAGTTGGCTCAGCCTCGGTTGGGTAATACTTCTTGAACTCAGGGAAAGTTGTCAGTGCTTGCTTCAAGGTGTTAATACCCTCGAACGCACCCGTCAGCTTGCGGTGCATGGCACTGCGTTCCTCCTCCTGTATCTTGTAAGGCTCGGTGATCTCCTTGATCTGTGCATCTGTCACGTCACCCACGATAGCCTCGTTCCAGTTGGAATACTGGTTGGTGTAGGCGACCGACTTCTTACGCAGTGCCTCGGGCTTGGTCTTGTACAGCTTGCGCACCTCGGGTGACATAGCCTTGACGATGGCGGCGAGGATAGCCTCGGCACGTTTCACCTTGTCGATAGGCGGGGTGTCCTGCATGATGGCGCGGACGATAGCTTCTTTGTGTAATTTAGTCAGTTTCATTTCGTTCTCTCTTTGTTTAAGTTTGGTTTGGTTTGGTTTTGTTAGGGATTCCCTAACATGTCATACACGCCTGTTCCACAGTCGCACTGCTTCCTCACGTGTACGCCCCATGCACTCGATAGGTTTAAGCACAGGCTTGCCCCCATCTTTGCACCAGTGCAGTACCGATACACTGAACACACCCGTTGACGAGTTGCGCTCACGTATTTCTACCTCGTGCCCACCACAGAACGGGCACGGTTTCATGTCATTGTTCATGCTTGCTCCTTCATGAATTCCTCATGCGCCTTGACCAGTTGGTCACGTGCGCCCTTGTTCTCGATGAACATCTGCATCAGGCGGCGCATCGAACGTACTTCTTCTCTGAGCTTGAACGCTGCCGCAGTTGCGAGTATTGCCCACGCAAACAACACTATCTCAATAAAATTAATCTCAATCATGACCAGTCCTCCACATGAACATATTTACCCACATCAGGCATAGCACCCTTGTTGCCTACGATGCACCACAGCACGGGGCAAGCCCACGTACCCCACGAGCCGCCGAGGTAGCCATCAGTCAGCACCACCACAGCTTGCGGCTTAACACCGTGCTGTGTCATGTACTCAGGCACACACTCGACCATGGTGCCCCCACCACCGGCAGGCTTGGTTGACTGCACGAGGTTCTCAACCTCAGTGCCCACGTACTTCTCATCAGCGCACACCTCGGTGTCCCAATACAAGAGCCGCACCACATCAGGCTTGACCTGATCGCAGATGCCCTTGACCTCACCCAAGAACTTAGACAACTCACGCGAGCCGATGGAGCCCGATGTGTCGATGGCGATAACGAGTTCGCCCACCTGTTCACTCACACCCGATGGCATGTAATAGCCCGACGACACGAACCTGCGATTGGGCCGCCGCCACGTGGAGTAGTCGTTGCCCTGACACGTTGTGGAGATGAACTCGCGCAGCACCTCACGCCAATCGATCTTGGTCTGCAAAAACTCATCGAACATGCGATCACCACCCGAGCCGAGCTTGCCAGCGGCCAATGCGCCTTGACGGATTGCTTCGTCAATGTCACGCGCCAACTCCTTGGTTTCCTCAGCGGTCATGTCCTGTGCGCCCTCCCAATCGTGGTCATCGAGATTAGTTCCCGAGGGTGCGCCATTGCCACCACCCGAGCCTTCGCCCGAGCCTTCACCTTCACCTTCACCTTCACCATCGCCGGAGTCCTGTTGGTCATCCTCCAATAACTTGTACACCTGTGCGCTGTCCATGCCGCGATACTTGGCATCGAGCAGCCCGACCTTGGGCATGACGGCGAACCCATCGTTGTTGTCGTCGGTCAACTTGATGTTGATCACGTAGTCACACGCCGCATTCGCAAGCTGTGCGTTCTTATCGTACAGGTGCCGCCATGTGGTCAGGTGGCGATAGAGCTTGTGGTAGCACTCGTGCAGCACGAGGAACCGTAGCTCTGCATCATTGAGGGTCTCAATGAACGCACGTCCATACTTCTCATCACGCCCGTTGGTGCAGGCGGTCTTGACCTTATCGCCCACTGAACGATTGCCAATCATCAGTACACCAGCCAGTGCGATGTACTTGGGCGAACCCATGATGTCTACCACTGCCTTGCTCAGCCGCTGTTCAGCGGAAAGCTGTTTGCCTATCATTAGCATTTCATTCTCCTGTTGGTTTGTTAGGGAGTCCCTAACTTATTTCTTATCCGCCGCGAACATGTAGTTGTTGGCCATAGCCCACGCTGTGAACTTCTTGTTGGTCATCACAACTGACTGCTTGGCATACTTGGGATTGCGCACACCGTTGGCGAACATACCCTGTGCCTCCTTGTCCAAGCGCACCATGTAGTCCATCCATGCGTCCACCCAATCGCGCTCCATCACAGACAACGAGCGATACACCACCATGCACACAGCCGCTGCGCTGTCAGGCACCTTGGCGTTCATCGGGTCTTTCTTGATTGACTCAAGGCTTGGCAGTTGGTCTGACAACTTAACGAACGCCATCAAGTCCATCGCACCGCGCTCACCGATAGTGCCCATGAGCATGGCAGTCACGCTCTGGTCGTCCATACCATCGCGCACCTTCAACCAATCCGATGCGGCTTCGAGCGAACGGGGCGTGACGAACGCAGTGCGCTGTTGCTTGGGGTGATAGATGTAGGGGTTCTGTTCAGGGTCTTTCACATCTTCAAACGAGTGGAACAACTGAGGGTTGTCCTTGCACCAGCCAAGCAGCGTATGGTCGATGCCATTGTTCACACCCCACTCAATCCATTCCATGTTACTGGGCTTGCGGCTTGTAACGATGGTCATACGGTTACGTGCATGCGGCGGGAGCAAGTCGCCCACACCCTCTGCGCCGAGGTTGGTCGTGGCAAACACCACTGACTTATCTGTCAACGTGTAACCACCCATCTTGCGTTCGAGCAACAGACGCAGCATCGCGTTCTTCACGGCAGGGTTGGCCTTGCCGTACTCGTCCACCATGAGGATGATGTCCTTGCCCAAGTGCAGACCGAGTTCTTCGTTGGTCACGTACCGCACATACCCTTGGTCGTCGATGGTCTGCAACTGAGGGATGGTGATGTCACCCAAGTCCTTGGTCGTGCAGTCAAAGTAGCACAACGTGTGATTCGGCAGTGCCTTGCCCAGAGTCTTGAGCAGGGATGACTTGCCTGTGCCCATGTGACCTTGCACCAGTACGGTGCGCTTGCTGCCGCCGACGCGAATGGCGGTCTCGATCTGATCGAGACCGAGGGAATACATAGAGATTGCTTGGTTTGCCATGATAAGTTTTCCTGTGATTGTTTAGGTTGGTTGGTTGGTTAGTTGTTAGGGAGTCCCTAACTTAGAAGCCCAGTGAGGGCAGGTTGTCGATGACTTTCTTGACCTCGTTCACCTTGCGGCGAGTCTCGGCACGGAGATAGGCATCCTCACGCAGTGCGTCGGGTGTTATGCCGCGCATCGCATCATCTAGGTCACGCTGGGCACGGGCCATCGTGGGGTCGTTTGTCACGTTGCATGCACCGAGCAGGTCAATCATGTCGTGGACGTTAGACACCAGCGAATCCCTGAACACCTTGCGTGTGTGCTCGTCAGCGTAGTCGAGCCGTTCGCACATCTTGCTCAGTGCGTCATGTGCCCTGCGCCACACGTCACCCATCGCTGATTGCAGTTGCTGGGTGTAGTAGCCCTCGTACTGACTACGCAATGCCTGTTCGGTCTCGTTGCCGATACTCACACGCCAATCGCCAGCGTCAGGCAGCGGCATGTAGTTGATCTTGAACCTGAACTTGCCAGTGAGTGAGTCGGCTGTCGGGTACTCGTCGGCGTTGAACATGCCACCGAGCTTCAACTGGGCGTTCTGTATCTCCCACGAGTACGCATCCAGGAAGATGTTAACGAGCCGCTGGTACTCACCTTGCAAGCCGGTCATCTCTTGGTGGTACTTGAAATACTGAGTTGTCGGCAGGAGTCGCAGCCCAGTGTCAGACCATGGCATGGTGCATGCGTAGTGCACGTTGCGGCTGTTGGCCACGAACTTCTGCACCGCATCCAATTCGGCGCAGTCGCCGAGGAGTTTCTTGGACACGTTGGCCACGCCCTTGTCGGCGTTGTTCTGTGATGTGACATCTTGCGATGCCTTCTTGTCGAGCTTGCGGCCCGTCCACGTGCCGATGGAGAGTTCGACCAGCATGGCGGCGCTGGAGATGGATGGCACAGATGTGCCGGTCATTGTGTTTGTCATGTCAGTTTCCTGTTTAGTTGTTAGGGAATCCCTAACTTGGGGTTTATCGACAAGGCGAGTTCCGAGTCGATGGGTCTATTGTAGCATAGTCTGCCACGTTTGTCAATAGTTACGTACTTTACCTCACTTCTTGATAGTTGTGAACGCACAGTCGTTGATGTGCACCCTGCCCTTGCTGTCGGTGTAGCTCTCGCCGCACCCAGCCATCCACTCGATCATCATGAACACCATGAATGTGATGAACGATAAACCGATGGCGGCTTTGACTAGCCACATGGCTATGTGTGTGATAACACGTTTCATTGCACCCCCTCTTAGCCTCGACGCATGGTGGCAACTGCCACGGCGTCCTCGTTGTTGAACACGGGCACGGCGTTGCTCTTGTGCATGGTGGCAATGCCGATCATGTTCATGCCGCTGTAGCGCATCTCAGGGCGCTTGGCCGCTGCAACCACGGCCTCGGGCGCATCATCTGCACCCTTGCTCGGTGGTCGCGGAGCGCCGGTGTCGCGGCGGTATGCAGGGCGCGGTGTGCCCCAGGGTTCGGGCCGCTCGTATGAGCAGCCTTGGAACTTGCCGCCAAAAGTTCCGTAGTTCATGCCACGGTTCCAAACAGCGGCTTGCCGCCGTTAAAAAAGGCCTTGGTGCGCCAGAGTTTTGGCACAACCCGCTGGGGGTTGAGTTCGCTGTATCCGGCATAGCCGGACTCGATAGCGTCATCAAATACCTCAAACGCTTCCTTATCGGAAGCCGCTTTGAAAGTGAAGACTTTGCAGTCTTGATTAAGGTCGGACGCTGGGCGTCCGTAGCGGCTGTTGACCGCGTTAGGGTTGAGCTGGTCTGTGATGATGTAGTTTTTCATGATGTAATCCTTTCGGTTAAGCTGTGAGGCTGGTGTTCGCTACGCTCCACCCTAAGTTAGGGAATCCCTAACAAAAATTGTGCAGGGCAGCGTAGCTGGGGTTTAGTAAGCGAATTCCTACTAAACAGACTATAGTATAGCACAGTATCGTGTGTTTGTCAAGTGTTTCGTGGTTGAATGTATCAGTTCTTGATAGTTATTCCGAACCGTTCGAGGTCGTCTTCGCTCATGGTGGAAAGCAGGTGCTTGGGTATCAATGCACCGTTGGTGGCTTCGACGCAGGTGCTCATTACGATGATGTGGCCGTACTCGTTGAACTGTGCGTCAGCTTGTTTGGTGTGGCCCTCCCATCGCGGGTGTGTGCTACGGGCGTACAAGTTCTCGATGCGTGTGTTGCTCGGGTCGCCGTCCCTGAACTGTATGTACCGGGGGTTGGCGTTGTCCGGGTTGTGGTACGCCCACACAAGGCGGTGCATGGAATAGGTACCTGCACCGAACCCCCATTGCTTGGAGTTGACACGCCGAACGGTAGCGTTGGAGGTGGGGTTGACCGTGAGCGTGCCTGTGGCACCATTGTATGAGAATAAAGTACGCACGTGGTCAGGGTTGATGTGCAGGGCTTTGGGCATGGGTGGCTCCTTTGGTTACAGGTAATTGATTTGTTAGGGATTCCCTAACGTGAACAGGTAATGTAATTGTACGCGAATAAGCAGAATTTAGGGACTATGCTTAACTTATTTATTGTGAATGTTCGTGGATTGTAGCCATGCAAGCCCTTGATTTTAAACGATGTTCTTTGAGTCTGGGGTTTTCGGGCATAGACCCTCTCTGGAGGTATGCATTACCTGTCCGGGGGCACGAACCTCGCCTCAAACTAGGGCTAACAGGTAATGCATCGATTTTAGTCGTGGGTACCTTTTTTTAAGTTTAGAACATTACATTACATTACTATCTATATATATCTACTCTTATCTTATCTTACCAGTGCAAACTCTCACAAAATGCCGCCGGGTTGTAGGCCGTGAAGTTTTATAATGTTCTTGCCGAAAAGAACATTGGGAACTTCTTAGCTAGAAAAAAGAACATTGGGTGCTTAAAAAAGAACAGTAGACATTAGAAAAAACATGTTAGCAGCTTGAGCAAACCGAACAATGTAAACAACCATAAAACGAACACTAGAACAACAACTAAACGCGAACAGTAGAACGAAGCCAAAAGCGAACGGCCCGAACAGTTGACGCTCGCCGCCGCTCTAGGAACTGGCATCGCGTGTTAGGGATTCCCTAACAACTAGGCTGTAAGTTCTCATTCGGTGCGTGTCGTGCCACTCGCCGCCGCTTCAGGAACTGGCATCTTGATGTTAGGG